CATGAAGCCAAACTGGAGGCCAAGGCCGCCCAATATAATGGCCTGGTCTCCGAGGACGACAAGCTGGAACGGGAAATCGAGGCTCTGCAGCGGGAACGGGCGGACCTGGAGCAACGAGTGGACAGGGCCAGGAAGATGTTGGCCAGCGAGAAGCAGATCCTTGCCAAGGTTAATGAGTTGGAGCAGATCAAAGCGCGGATAGCAGCCCTTGAGGCAAAGCTCCCGCGCCTCCAGGCGGTGGCCGATGAGGCCAGGAAGCTGGAAAACCAAAAAGCACAGGCTTCCCGGACTATTGCGCAGGTAGTTGGGCAAATCAGGGAAATTGAGGCCGTCATGTCTAACCGTGCAGAGCTGGAAGCGGCGGCGGAGCAATATCAGAAAGCAACAGCGGACCTTGAGGCCATCGACGCTATTGGGGAGCGGTGGCTGGTTCTGGACCAGCAGGTAAAAGACGCCCGGCAAAGATGGGAACGGGCCGGCTTCGAGTTTGGGGCCAGGACCAGGGAACTTGAGAAAGAACTGCAAACACTGAAATCCAAGGCCGCTATGCTCGCCGACAGCGGTTGTATCGACCCCGAAAGGGCGGCGTGCCGGTTCCTGGCCGACGCCCAGCAAGCTAAATCCCGTATGGTCGAAGTGCAGGCGGAACTGGACGCCCTGGATAAATCGGAGGTGGAACGCCTGGAGCAGACCTGGCGCGAGCTACAGGCCAAGAAGGACGCCCTCGGTTACGACCCATCTGAACGACAACGATTGAGAAACCTGGTCACTTCCTTGCGGCATAAAGCCGAACAGGCGGCGCAATTGGGTGCCAAGGCTGAACTACTACAGAACCTTAAGCACCAGGAACGGCAGCTACGGGAAAGTCTGGCCGATATCGAGGCCAGACATGCGGCACTGAACGACGAGGGGCACCAGCTCCAGGCCGAATTGAAGGACCTACAGACGCTTAAGGCCTCCCTTCCAAACCTTGAACGGTGGGCGGCAGCCAAGGATGAACTGCCAGCAGCTCGGCAAACAGTGGCCGAGGCGGAACAACGATTTACATGGTATCGGGAACAGATTGGCGAGCGGACAGCAAGGCGGGCAGAGATAGCGCGTCAGCTCGAGGAACGGGTTATCTTATGGGCCGAGCAATCAAAACTCGGGAATGAGGCGACATCCCTTAAGGCTAACATCGATGAGTGCAACCGGGCGCTGTCGGCCCTCCAGCGAGAATTGGGCATGGTCGAGCAACGACTGAAGGCTATTGATGCCCTACGAGCAGAGGCTGAGGACCTGACGGGCAAGCTGGCACAAATCGCTGCGCTACAAGTGAAGTATCAGACCTTGGTGAGGGCCTTTGGCCGAGATGGCATTCCAGCCTTGATCATCGAGAACGCCATTCCAGAGCTGGAGAGCATCACCAATGAAATCCTGGGGCGTATGACTTCCAATGGCATGAACCTGCGGTTTGAGACCCAGCGGGAGTTGAAATCGGTTAAAGGCGCCGTCTCGGAAACACTGGACATCATTATCAGTGACTGGCGTGGAGAACGCCCTTACGAGACATTTAGCGGCGGCGAAAAGTTCAGGATTGACTTCGCCATCAGGATTGCACTGAGCAAGCTTTTGGCACGGAGAGCTGGGGCGAGCTTGCGGCTGTTGGTCCTGGACGAGGGCATCGGCAGCCAGGATGCTGAAGGGCGCGAGCGGCTTATGGAGGCTATAGCGGCCATTGAGAAGGACTTCGCGAAAGTTATAGTCATCAGCCACGTCGAGGAAATTAAAGAGGCCTTCCCCACTCGAATTGAAGTGGAGCCTGGGCCGGATGGAAGCAAGGTGAGGGTGGCATGATCAGGATTATTCCCGGCAAACACCTAGGGGCGTTCGGTTTAATGCCGGCCGCCCCGGGCACCTGCCCGGAGTGCGCGGTGGATCACCCGCCTGAGTTGCCCCATAACCAGCAGAGTCTGTTCTACCAATACAAATTTTACAATGACCACGGTCGGTGGCCGACCTGGGAAGATGCCATGTCCCACTGCAGCGAGGACATGAAGACCATCTGGCGGGAGGAACTGCGGAAGCGGGGTGTAGAGATATGATTCTCTTTAAGCCCGAGCACGTCGACCCCATTCTACGGGGCGAAAAGATCCAGACCAGGCGCACCGGTAAATGCAGGTGGCGCCCTGGGTCTATCCATGAATGCCGAACCGAGATGTTTGGCAAGCCCTTCGCTAAGGTCCGGATTCTCTCTGTAAGGCAGGAACCACTGGGCGCCATTACTGAGGATGACGCCATGCGGGAAGGGTATGGGTCCGTGGAGGAATACTTGGAGGCCTTCTTCAGGATATACGAAAAGAAGCTGAAAGGTATGCGGTTGGTAGATATCGGGAGGATGCCGGTCTGGGTGATTGATTTTGAGGTGGTCGGTCCATGAACAAGAGCAGAATTGAAGAACAACCACGCCGCATTCTTCTGAATTCATTCAGGAGTTAGGCGTGGTAAATTTTTTCTTGCTTATTGGTTTCGTGTATGTTATTATATATTTATAAACTATAAGCAAGGAAAGTTAATCATGGAACTTCAGCATAACCGCAACAGTGTATTCCAAATTGCATATCATTTTGTCTGGTGCGTAAAATATCGAAAACCCATTCTAATTAATCAACTGACGGAAGACATTAAAGAGATGTTCCTGCGTATTGCCGAAGATAATAATTTTAATATCGAACAAATGGAAATTATGCCTGACCATGTACATTTATTTGTAACCGCCACACCCAATCATTTAATCGTCGATATGATTAAAACTTTAAAGGGTGTATCAGCCAGGTTCTTATTTAAAAAGCATCCGGAAACGAAAGAACACCTTTACGGCGGGCGATACACCTTATGGGTGCGAGATAGGGTTTTGGAGATCGACCATATTAGGCCGCGCATTTTTGGTGGAGATCATTCCATGAAAAATCTTCGCACTATCTGTAGTTCTTGCAACTCACGAAAGGCCCAAACAGAACGAAAAGGGAGGTGGGGATGTGGCCTGGATAGAGAGCCATCAGGAATTAGCTAGGCATCCAAAAACGAGAAAACTTGCCCGGATTTTGGGGGTTTCTATCCCAACGGTAATTGGCCACCTCCACCTCCTTTGGTGGTGGGCCATGGACTATGCTCAGGAAGGAACACTGGAACGGTATGACGATAGCGACATCGCCGATGCGGCCATGTGGGAAGGTGACCCTGCACAGTTTTTGGATGCTCTTTATACAGCGGGTTTTATTGATCAGGATGAACACGGAGTGTTTTCTATTCATGATTGGCACGATTACGCAGGACGATTACTGGAAAAACGGCGTGCCGATGCGGAAAGAAAAAGGTCAACGCGGCACCGTCCAATGGATGTCCAACGGACGTCCAGCGGATGTCCAACGGACGGCGCAGGTAACCTAACCGTACCTAACCAAACCGAACATAACCAGACCGTAAAAATAGATACACATGCGCCTGGCGGCGCGTCCGCGCAACCTCAAAATCCATCTGACCAACCTGCTGACCAATCTGGCGAGCAGCGAAAGCGGGCCAAGACCCAGAAGCAGGANGAGTTNTTTGCGAGGTTTTGGGCGGCCTANCCNAAGAANCGNTCAAANGGTCAGGCCGAGAAAGCGTGGGCTAAACTCCAACCGGACGAGCAGCTCGTGGAGACAATGTTNGCAGCCATCGAGCGGGCCAAGAAATCCGAGGAGTGGCGNAAAGAGAACGGGCGCTATATCCCCTACCCTGCTACTTGGCTAAACGGCAAGAGGTGGGAGGATGACTACCCGGTGGAAACGGAGGTGAAAGCAGATGATCAACGTGGCCAGTATTCTGGAGCGAATTCAAGCAAACCAATCAACCTCGACAAATTCCTCTGGCAGGGAACATAAATACTCATGCCCTGTTTGCCACGACCAGGGGATCATCCTGGGCGATGATAATACGGCCCGGATATGCCACTGCCAGGAGCAGAAGCGCCTCGAAAAGCTTTTCAAAAGCAGCCAAATCACTCCGGCATTTCGGGCCAAGACATTTGAAAACTTTGTGACGGCAGGAAGGCCGCCAGCGGTCAGGGCCATGTATGAGTGCGCCTGGGACTATGCCGAGAGATATCAGGAGTTAAGCGGCCAGGAAAATAACTGGCTGGTCCTCCTGGGAGAGCCCGGGGCCGGCAAGACGCACCTCAGCATGGCGGTAGCCAATCGCCTGCTGGCCCAAGGGGTACCGGTGCTCTACTTCCAGCATGTTGAAGGCCTGGGTGAGCTGAAAGACGCCATTGCCAGGCAAGGGGAGTCCCGGATCGCGGCCAAGCTTGAGCAGATGAAAAAAGTCACCCTGCTGGTTTGGGATGACTTGTTCTGGGGCAAGGGATATCCCAGGGATTTCGAGCTGGAAATTACCTTCGAGGTTCTGAATTACCGGTACCTAAACCTCTTGCCTACGGCTATTTCGAGCAACCGGACCCACCTTCAGCTGCTGGAGATCAACGACACCATCGGGTCCCGGATCATTGAGCGCGGCAAGGGACACATGGTTCTGGTGCAAGGTCGTGAGGCCAATTTCAGATTGGGGGTGGAGTAATGGCCACTTACAGGGACATAGATGCCAGGTTGGAGGCAGCCGGCCTGGAGCATTACAACATCGACCATGAGCGCGGGGTGGCGGTGGTGTTTTTCCGGGGCCTTCTGGCCGAGGAAGCGCCCAGCCAGACCAAGGAGCGCCAGCGGCGGGAATTTCGGGAGCAGTATTACTGGGCCGGCCACGAATTACGGAGGAGGAAGAAGGATGTGGCGGAAGAAACGGAAGCATGAAGCGCAACAGGCGGCGCGATCCATGACAGAGTTTTTTACAGAAAACGCCCGGGGTATTGAATACGTGTTTTCCGTGACCATGATCCCCTGGGTTGAAAATAGAGCCCGGAGGGACGGAGGGATTTGGAACGGGAACTATACCATGGTTACCCTGCTTAACCTGACCAGAAAAACCTACTTTTTGCTTGCAGATGGGCCGCCCTTGGGATGGGAGTATATCGCCGAGAAGTACGGACTGGGAGATGAGGAAGCAATTGGATTTACAGAGATCATCGGTCGAGTTCTGGACCGGGAAGTAAGGTTGCCCGAGTCGCAGTTGGACTTACCGGAGTTTCCACTGGAACTATTCCATGAGCGCTGCCTGCGGGTAATCCAGGGAGGGCGGGCCAATGGGTAAGACGGTATATCTGGCTGGCGGGATAGACGGCCTCTCGCATGAACAAGTGATGGGGTGGCGCCAGCGGGCGGCCGAGGCGCTACGGAGAAATGGTTTCGATGTCATTGACCCCACCTGGGGCAAGGATTTGACGGTTGCCCACGATCCGCGGGAGATCGTTGAGGCCGACCTGGCGAATGTGGACCGGGCCCATATCCTCCTGGTCGAGATGAATACCCCGGGCCATGCCTATATCGGGACCGCGATTGAAATCCGCCGGGCATGGGAACAGGGGAAAGCTATTATCTGCTGGGGTACAGCCAACAGGAGCAGCTATTTCTTGCGGTACCATGCCACTGAGCTATTGGAGACATTGGAAGAAGCGATTGACCGTGTGGTAGCCTGGGCAATGGCCGAGGAATTGGCTCTCGGGGGTGAGCTATGATGGTGCCGTGGTGGGTGATGCTGGTGGCCTTTTGGGTGGGCGGCCTGGCAGGTGTGATGACCATGGCTCTTATGGTGGCGGCCAGGGAAGGTGATGACCATGCCGGCGCAGCATAAGCGACCTGGTCGCAGGGCCCGGGAAGACAGGATTAGTCGGGCAAAAGAGCGCGAGGCGGAGAAGCAGCGGTTTAAGGTGGTGGTAGGCTACCCACGACATGGACAGGCCCGGGATGAAATAAACGTTGGACGATTGGTGATATGGGCGGAGGTGGTGGAGATTGCCAAGGGGAAGAAAGAAAAACGAACCATCCCCACCGCGTCCGGCATTGGGTCAGGCCGAGAAGGATATGCGAGAGCAGCGGAAAGCTCTACGCGATAGGGAATGGCAGTTCAACCCGCCTATTGTGAACGTGAATATCCAAACAGGAAAGGTCACCTGGTACCGCTCACTGTTTGGGGAGCCGAGGCGGGGCCATGGTGACCAGAAAGGAGGAACCATAAATGGCAACTGAATACTTTGATGCCCCAGAGGTTGAAGAAGTGGCCAGGCAGTTGATCAACACTATCCACGGCCACCTGGCAGAGGCTAAGATTAAATATCTGTTCAGGACCGGCGAATGGTCAACCCAGAAGCGGGAAACATGGGGCAAGGCCCAAAGGATAACCGGCCAGCAGGCATTTTTGACCGGGCTGGACTTCGTGATAACTATCCACCGGGATGTTTGGAGCCAGTTAACCAGTGAAGAACGTATGGCGCTAGTGGATCACGAACTCTCCCACTGCTGCCGCGGTGACGACGATCCTAATGGGAACCCAACCTGGTACATCCAGGGACACGATGTCGAGGACTTTATTGGGATAATCAGGCGGCATGGTTTGTGGAGACCTGCGCTCAAGAAACTGCATAAGGCCGTGCAGGAACACGAGCAGCTGACGTTATTTGAGCGGGTGGAGTTCCTGCCAACGGGCACAGAAGGAATTACGC